CAGTACCCTTTGAGCATAACCCCTATAGCTTCTTTGGTGTAGGTATAGCGGAGAACATGGATGATACACAGACCCTAATGAACGGTTTCATGCGAATGGCTGTTGACAATGCTGTGTTATCTGGTAATCTTCTTATTGAGATAGATGAAACTAACTTGGTCCCAGGTCAAGACATGAGCGTGTATCCTGGTAAGGTCTTTCGCAGACAAGGCGGTGCGCCTGGACAAGCTATCTTTGGCACTAAGTTTCCAAACGTTGCAGGTGAAAACATGCAGCTATTTGATAAGGCAAGGGTATTAGCAGATGAATCAACTGGTTTCCCATCTTTCGCTCATGGTCAAACAGGCGTTTCGGGTGTGGGTCGTACTGCTTCTGGTATTAGTATGCTTATGTCTGCTGCCAACGGTAGTATCAGGACTGTTGTAAAGAACATAGATGATTATCTTCTAGCACCTATTGGTAGAGCATTCTTTGCATTTAACATGCAGTTTGACTTTGATGAGGGTATACGTGGTGACTTAGAAGTAAAAGCTAACGGTACTGAAAGCCTTATGGCTAACGAAGTACGCAGCCAACGCTTAATGCAATTCTTACAGGTAGCTTCTAACCCAATGTTAGCACCCTTTGCTAAGATGGATTACATTGTACGAGAGATCGCTAAGAGCATGGATCTAGACCCTGACAAAGTTACAAACTCTATGGCAGACGCAGCAATACAAGCTGAGATAATGAAAGCTTTCCAACAACCTATGCCAACCCCTGAACAACAAGCTCCTCCTGAAGAAGGTGCACCACCTGCAGGTGCAGACGTACAAGACCCGACAGGAGCAGGAGGTGGAAACATAGGTACAGGAACAGCCCCAGTTCCAGGTGAACAAGGATTTAGTAGTAATGTCGCTTAAGGCTTTTGTAAACAATAAAGCAGAGTGGGATTCATTCTGTGAAGAACTAGACATTTTAATTCTTGAGCAACAAAGAAGACTAGAGCAGTCAGAGGTGGCAATAGACTTACATCGTTGCCAAGGTTCAATCTCTACATTACGAAGACTAAAATATTTGAGGGATAAAGTTAATGGCAACAAATGAAGACAAACAGATGGTATTGGCATTCATGGCTGATGAAGTTGATGTAGACCCAGTATCAGGCAATGAAGTACCTCCAGGCTCTTTACCTGAAGAAGTACGAGATGACATTCCTGCACGTTTATCTGAAGGTGAGTATGTAGTACCTGCTGATGTTCTTCGTTTTTATGGCATGAAGTTTTTTGAAGACCTACGAGAAAATGCTAAAGTAGAATTAGCTCGTATGGATAGGGAAGGTAGAATTGGTGGTGAGCCAATACCTAACGAAGAGCTTAGTGACGAAGAGAAAGCAGATCTAGACTCTATAGGTGCAGCAGTAGGTGGTTTCATTACAGGGCAACCTACACAGTCTACAATGCCTGATCCGTACCAACAACAGCAGATGATGTATCAGCAAGGTGCACCTGTTGCTATGGGTAATGCAGGTTATGCTCCAGGTGGTACAGTTACTGCTGCTGACGATGATATAGATTCAACACAACCTACATACACAGATCAACAACTACGTAATGCTTTTGCTCCAGGCTTCAGCTTTCTTGATTCACCTGTAGACTCTGCTTCAACTAGTAGTGTAATACTTTATGGTCCTGGCGGTGAGGTAGTAACGCTATTCTTACCTGCACAGCAAGACTTGTATGATGAATACATAGAAAAAGGATACTCAACAGAGCAAGTAAAAGTAACGACAGAAACTCAAGTAGGTCAGCCTCAAGGTGGTGGTGGGTCAGGTTCAACACAACAAGATCAATCAGAAAAGATACCCCTTGAAGATATGAGTATAGATGAACTTACAGCTACAATAAAAGGGTTGGGTACTATGAATAGTATTGCAACTGCTATTGCATCTACTGTAGGGCTACCTATTACAGCATTAATAAACACAGCTACTGTTGCACAATATAATGACGCTATAGATTTACTTGAAGATAAAAGTGGAAAAACAGATCACGGCTTTGAAAGAAAAGGTAGTATCTTTGGTGGTGAGTCTAGTTTGTTTGAGGGTCTAGAAGACTCAGATAATTCTGGAGGTTCTTCATTTGGTGATACATGGCTAGGTGACTTGCTAGGCTTTGATGGTAAATCAGGTGTACAAGGCGATGGACTAAGAGATTCATTTGGTGGATCACGAAGAGATGGTGATACTAATAAAGGTGGAAGCTCTGGATCAAGTAACAATAAACCCAATAATAACAATAAACCAAGCTCATCTGGCTCAAGTGCGTCTGATATAATTAACCAATCAATAAAAGATAAAGCAGCAGAAGATAAAGCAGCAGAAGGCTCAACAGAAACTACAAGTGGGAGTTTAACGCCTCCAGGTGAACTCGTATAAAACAAAATTCCATATAACTATAAGGCTACCCAGTTTAATTACTGGCCCCAACATAAGGAGAAAACAAAATGGCTGAAGTAGAACAAGTAAAGGTGCATTCCGCATCTGTCACACGTAACCAAGCAAGAATCGACAAGGATGAAGCAGAGCTACGTGAGATACTAAAAGAAGCAGGGTATACACAGGAAGATGAAACCCAAGAAGAAACTGCTGAAGCTAAACCCGATAGCAAAGAGCCTGAAGCTAAACCAGTACAGGCAGAAGGTGATTCCAAACAAAAAGAAGAACCTAAAGCAGAAACACAAGAAGCAGATGACGATACAGACCTAAGTGCTGAAGAGAAGACTTTCAAGCAACGCTATGGTGACATCAGGCGGCACATGAAAGATAAAGAACAAGAGTGGAAACTCAGGTTCGAGAAGCTAGAGTCACAGCTAGAGTCTGCAACTAAGAATGAGCTTGTACTACCTAAGTCAGAGAAAGAGATAGAAGCTTGGTCTAAGAAGTACCCTGATGTAGCAGGTATAGTAGAAGCTATAGCTGATAAGAAAGCACAGGAACGTTCCTTAGATATAGACATGCGACTAAAAGAAGTTGAAGAGCTAAGAGTTACAGCTAAACGTGAGAAAGCAGAAGCTGAACTATCTGTAATGCATCCTGACTTCAATACTATTCGTGCTGATGATACATTCCATGAATGGGCTAAGGAACAGCCTAAGTGGGTACAAGATGCTTTGTATGAAAACGTAGATGATGCTAAGTCTGTATCTCGTGTAATAGATTTGTATAAAGCAGACAAAGGTATAACAACTAAGAAGAAGCCTACTGAAGATAAAGGTGCAGCTTCTTCTGTAACAACAAAACGTAGTACGTTACCTAGCGATAATGAAGAGTCTAAGTATATTAGAGAATCTCAGGTAGCTAATATGTCAATCAAAGAATACGAAAAGCGTCAGGAAGAAATAATGGACGCTCAACGTTCAGGAAATTTTATTTATGATATGTCGAGAAAGTAGTTGACAAAATAGATTTCATAAGTAAAACTATGGCATATACACCATAACTGTGTGTATGCTTTAAAAAGCACTAGCCACAAAAAGACTTACCTCAAAGTATAGGCCCAGACCAGACTAGTAGGCCAATTAGTCTGTTAACTGACCACCCTAACACCAAGAGCCTCTTTATAGTGGGTATGTAGTGTAAATTTTCACGCCATATCTATAAGGAGATTTAACTATGGCTATAGCAGTTGCCTCTGGCAAAAGCGGATTTGACGGCAATTTCAGCCCGATTATCTATTCCAAACAAGCACAGATTGCTCTAAGAAAAGCATCTGTTGCAAACGCAATAACTAACAACTCCTATTTCGGAGACATTGCAAACCAAGGTGATGTAGTTCGTATCCAGAAAGAGCCTGATGTAACAGTCAACGCTCTGGAGCGTAAAACTGCAATCAGCGTAGAAGACTTAGATGACTCTGAGTTTTCACTAACCATTGATAAAGCTAACTACTTTGCTTTTAAGATGGATGACATTGAAGATCAATTCTCATCAGTTGATTTCGTTAGCCTAGCTGCAGACAGAGCAGCATACAAAATGGCTGACGCAATGGATGCAGACTTGCTTCAGTATATGTCAGGTCACGCTGCAAACGGTGCTATTACTACCACAGTTTCAGGTACAGCACAGCACCCAACATCAAATGAGATTAACGGTGAATTTTTAAAGGCTAACCGTTTAGATGCGTCTGACATTGGACACATTACAACATCAGCTTCTTCAAGTACAACTGGTGACTCCATTCCTCTAGCTGCACGTCTTCCAGGTGCAACAGCGTTGTCAACATCTGTGACATCTCCGTTGTCTGTGATTGCACGTATGGCTCGTCAGATGGATACAGCAAGTGTAGACTCACGAGGCAGATGGCTTGTAGTTGACCCGGTGTTCATGGAAATCTTAAAAGACGAAGATTCACGTCTATTAAATTCTGACTACGGTGGAGCAGGTCTACAAAACGGACTAGCTGTAAACAACTTACACGGCTTCAGACTTTATGTATCTACAAACTTACCTGCTAAAGGTACAGGTGCAGGTACATCAGGTGCGACTGCCCAAGACGATCATTATGGTGTCATCTTAGCAGGTCAGGAAGATGCGGTTGCTTCTGCAGAGCAGATCAACAAAGTTGAAAACTACCGTGATCCAGACTCATTTGCAGACATTGTACGTGGTATGCATCTATATGGAAGGAAAATTCTCCGTCCACAAGCATTGGTATCAGCCGTTTACAACGCTGCTTAATACTAAATATACTGTTGGGCGAGCTATGTCAAGCTTGCCCTTCAGCTTATATAACAGTAGGATAACTCTATGGCTACTTATGTCACACTAGTAAATGAATTGCTAAGACGTATGAACGAGGTCACACTTGATACTGCAGGTGATGGCTTTGATTCTGTAAGAAACGTGCAAGCTTTAGCTAAAGACGCAGTAAATAGTAGCATTAGACTTATTCTACAGGATGGTCAGGAGTGGCCTTTCCTCAAAACAACTTTTACACAGACTCTTACTGTAGGTACAAGACAGTATGATTTCCCTGCAGATTACTCTAGCACAGACTGGGATACATTCTATCTTAAGAAACTAAGCTCAGAAAACAATAGTCCTATGCCTCTAAGTGTAATCTCGTATGAGCAGTACATACAGAATGTACGTTCATCAGATGATACAGGAGATCAGGTTAATGGGGATGGACCTCCTGCTATTGCATATCAAACATTAGGTACAGCTTTCGGTGTTAGCCCTATACCTGATGCAGCATACGAAATAGAGTATGTGTATTGGAAATTCCCTACAGACTTAACTGCGTTTAACGATGTAGCAATTATACCAGATAGATTTAAACATGTAGTTATAGATGGTGCTATGATGTTTATGATGCGTTTCCGTAGCAATGAACAGAGTGCTGCTATGCATCAGAATAACTTTGAAGATGGCATTAAGACAATGCGTAGAGTTTTAATTGATGATACTTTATTTGTACGCTCTACCGTTGTAGGTGACGCAAGGACAAGTTCATTTACTAGTGGTGTATAATGGCTGATAACCTAGCTTCCTTCAAAGTCTTCTGTCAGGGAGGGCTTAACACTAGTAGGGACGTGCTTTCTCAGGGTGAAACACAGCCTGGATCAGCTATATCATTACTTAACTACGAACCTGCTGTTACTGGTGGCTATAGAAAGATAAGTGGCTTCGCTAACAATTACGGCACAGTTACAGGCACAGGAAGTGTACTAGGTGTAGCTGTAGCTGACGGTATAAACGATGGCATACTAGCTTGTAGAAAACCATCATCAGGTAATAACTACTTACACAAATGGAATAACTCTAGTTCAGCTTGGGATGCTGTAACAACTGCAGGTTCACCTACAATGACAGGTGTTACAAAAGTTAGATTCTCAAGGTTTAACTTTGCTACTCCAAAGGTTGTACTGACAGATGGCATCAACCCTGCAGCTACCTACGATGGCACAACCTATACTCAGATCACACATAGTAGTGCTCCAACTGACCCAAAGTACTCTGCAATATTTCAAAACCATTTATTTTTAGCAGGTGATCCTGCACATCCGACTAAACTCTTTTTTAGTGCTCCACTAGCAGAAACAGACTTTGCAGCAAGTAATGGGGCAGGTGTAATAAATGTAGGATTTCCTATAGTTGCAATTAAGTCTTTTAGAAACGAACTGTTTATATTTGGCTCAACTAATATTAAAAAACTAGGTGGTACTGCCCTAGCTAACTTTGTACTACAAACTGTTACTGATGACTTAGGATGCCTAGCTACAGACAGTGTTATAGAAATTGGTGGTGACTTACTATTCTTGTCTCAGGATGGTCTACGCCCTATCTCAGGTACAGCAAAGATTGGTGACGTTAATCTAGAGACAGTATCAAAAGACATTCAGTCTATCTTTACAGATATTGTATTTGATGTAGACCTTGAAGGTCTTAATGCTGTAGTTCTTAGACAGAAAACACAGTTTAGATACTTCTTCGCAGCATCAGACTCTCAAGGTATTATTGGTGGGTTTAGACAAACTCCTAATGGATTACAGTTTGAGTATAGTCAAATGGTAGGTATTACAGCTACGTGTGCAGCTAGTGGATACATAGGTCAAAACGAAATTATTATACACGGTAACTCTGCAGGTAAAGTACAGCAACAAGAAGTCGGTAATAACTTTGATGGCAATCCTATACTAAGTGTATTTCAGACACCCTTCTATCATATGCAAGACCCAGAGCAACGAAAAGTATTTTACACTGTAGCTACATATCTACGCTCTGAAGGTGATAACTCTATCGTCATGTCGGCTGTTTATGACTATGCAGATGTAGATACACTAAACCCAACTAACTTTAATTTATCTACTGCAGGTGCTGCAGCTTTCTTTAACGAAGCAACATATAATAGTACTGCAATATTTGATGGTAATCCATCTCCAGTACAAAGAACTAATATATCAGGATCAGGTAAGTCAGCATCTTTAAAATACGTAACTAATGACACAAGTGCATCACACAGTATCCAAGGTCTAGTGATTACATTTGGAGTAGGAGACAGGTTGTAACATGGCAGGTTATTCAAGACAATCAGCAGCAGATATTATCGCTAATGCGGTTATTAAAGCTGCACCAGTAAACGCAGAGTACAATGCTCTAAGAGATACTTTTGCTTTAGCTACTGGACACAAGCACGATGGTAGCTCTACTGAAGGTGGCTACGTACCTCTGATAGCTGACAGTGATGCCTTAAACAAAGTTGTAATAGATACTACTAACAATAGAGTAGGTTTCTTTAGTGAAGTAGGTGGGGCTGCAGTAGAGCAAGTACGTATACAAGATGGTGCTATTGTTCCTGTAACTGACGATGACATTGACATTGGTTCATCTTCATTAAAGTTTAAAGACCTCTATGTTGATGGTGTAGGCTACATAGATTCTGTTACAGTAACAGGTGCAGCTACATTCTCTAACATAGACATTAACGGTGGTGCAATAGACGGTGCAACGATAGGTGCAGCCGCTGCAGGTGTAGCTACGTTCACTAACCTTACTGCCACAGGAACTACTACAGTAACTACAGCAGATGTAAACGGTGGGAACATTGATGGCACTATAATTGGTGCTTCTACAGCAGCAGCAGGTACATTCACTGCACTAACCGCTACAGGCACAACAACTGTAACAACTGCAGATATAAATGGCGGTAACATAGATGGTACAATTATTGGTGCTTCTAGTGCTGCAGCAGGTAGCTTTACAACTGTATCGACATCTGGACAAGCTACATTGGCAAGCGTTGATGTTAACGGTGGTAATATTGACGGGACTATTATCGGTGCGTCAAGTGCTGCTGCTATAACAGGTACAACTATTACAGCAAGCTCAGGCTTTGTGGGTAACTTGCAAGGTAACATCACAGGAGATATAACTGGTGATATTACAGGTGACATTAGCGGTGATGTTAGTGGTAACGTAACTGCAAGTTCTGGTACATCTACATTTACTAACGTAACAGTCAACGGAACATTGGACGTTACAGGTACAACAATTGCTAACGTTACTGATCCCAGTTCTGCACAGGATGCTGCGACTAAAAATTATGTTGATACACAGGTATCAGGGCTTGTAGACTCAGCACCTGGAACACTAAACACACTTAACGAACTAGCTGCAGCCATCAACGATGATGCAAGTTTTAGTACAACTATTACAAATAGTATAGCTGCCAAGCTACCCCTTGCAGGTGGTACGATGAGTGGTGCTATAGCTATGGGTACAGCTAAGATTACAGGCTTGGGTGATCCAACAGCTAATCAAGATGCGGCAACTAAAAAATATACTACAGATACATTCTTACCTTTAGCAGGTGGCACTCTAACAGGTGCAGTAGCAGCAGGTAATAACAAGATTACAGCTACATACACACCAAGTGCAAATGCGGATTTGACAACTAAGACATATGTTGATGGTATTGTTGGCTCAAGTACTGCAGCAGCAACATCAGCTACAGCAGCCGCTTCAAGTGCTACAGCCGCTGCCTCAAGTGCAACTGCAGGAGCGAACAGTGCAACAGCAGCGGCTTCTAGTGCAACAGCAGCAGCAGCTAGTTTTGATTCGTTTGATGATAAATACCTTGGTGCTAAGTCATCTGCTCCTAGCACAGACAATGACGGTGATGCCTTAGTTGTAGGTACTCTCTACTTTAATACTACCTCAAACTCTATGCAGGTATATGGTGGCTCTGGTTTTACTGCAGCAGGTTCATCTGTAAACGGAACTTCATCGAGACAAACTTATACAGCCACAAGTGGACAGACTACATTTAATATAAACTACGATGCAGGGTTTGTAGATGTTTATCTTAACGGTGTAAAATTATTATCAGGTACAGACTTTACTGCTACGTCAGGTACAGCAGTTGTACTGGCATCGGGTGCTACAGCAGGAGATATTTTAGACTTAGTAGCTTATGGTACATTTACGCTATCAACCCATTATACAAAAACTGAAAGTGATGCTCGTTTTGCTCCGATAGACGATCCCATTGCTTTTGCTATTGCGTTAGGATAAGGATTAAAAAATGGCTAACACTTTTAAGAACGCAGTTAGTTCAGCAATAGGCACTGGGCAAACAAGTGTTTATACTGTACCTTCTGCAACTACATCGACAGTTATAGGCATGACTGTAGCAAACAGACATTCATCTGCTATTACAGTAGATGTAGTAGTAACTGACAGTTCTGCTTCTGCCAGTGTCTTTCTAGTAAAGGCAGCTACTATTCCAGTAGGAGGAGCATTAGTTCCAATAGGCGGTGATCAGAAAGTAGTACTAGAAACTACTGACATACTGAAGGTTACAAGTAACACAGCTTCAAGTGCAGACGCTATAGTCTCTGTACTAGAACAGACGTAAGGGAGAAAATAGATGCCATATATAGGAAATCAACCTGCACCAACTAATGTCACTAGTACTAATATTACAGACGGTACTATACTTAATGCTGATATTAATTCAAGTGCAGCCATTGCTATAAGTAAACTTGACGGTGTTACAGCAACTAATACAGAGTTAAATTTTGTTGATGGCGTTACATCAAATGTACAAACTCAGTTAAATGCTAAACAACCTTACGCAACAATTGCAGTTACTGTAGTTAACTCTGGCGGTAACAAGTATGCTCTTGATGGAACAGTGCAGCAACTAGGTTTACTTACACCTTCAGTAACGTATAGATTTGATCAGTCAGACAGCAGCAACTCAGGACACCCACTACTACTAAGTACAACCTCAAATGGTACACATGGTGGTGGTAGTGCATTTACTACAGGTGT